ATTGATTGTTCACATGTTGGCCAAATAAATCATATTGATACGGCTATCAATAATCCTTATCAACATACAAACTGACAAGCCCAGGGACTCACAACACTTACATCTGCATCTTGCATGTCAGATGTCCTTGTTGCTAACCCTTTACGCTAAAACATAGGATTACTCCTTTCTTTTGTTAAGGCAAGTGCGGCTACTACAAAATGTTCACCGCACTATCAGCCACCGAAACTATCTCCAGCTCTCTAACCAATCCATAAACTTGTCAGCGGCTCTATCGGCCTTTGCTTTCTGCATATTAACAAGTTTACGTATTCGTTTTTTACTAACTGATCTTTTATTATATTGAGGCTTAGCCTTCGATTGTTTCGTCTTCATAGTACTCTGTTCGAGTTGTGTATGGCCTGACTAGTTCATGTTGCCTCCTCTCGTCTAGTCTTTTCACTCTTTCCCACTGATACTTATCATACATTCTTTGTATATCAAACTTCAGTTTTATAATTAACATTGCTAACATACCTATACTTACAATAAGTAATGTTACCAATACAATCATCATTATTAAATTACTCATAGTTACCTCATTCTGTTTATAAACCTATACATATTTATAGCGTTTAATGTTGATATTCGTTCCAATATATTGAATGGAACCTTATTAATCTTACTAACTGTATCGTTAGGTATTTCTGCTCTACCATAGCAAGACAATCTATTATAGATTAGACTTTCTAGATAGATACGGTTATTTATATTCTTATTCATAGTGGCTTTCCTTTCTATTCGTTCTATTGCCTTATTGTAGGGTATCTAATATAAATAGGGCAAATACATACATATCTGCCCTATCAGAGTTAAGCACTTGGGAAGTCAATATCAGTATCAACTTTCTCACTTAATACATCAAGATATATTCTCTGGGTAGTATCTTCAGAGTTACCATTAACTGCATAAGTAAATAACTTACCTAACTTAGAACCATTAGCAAACAAAGACATATTATATCCTTTAGTCTCTATTCTCTCTACTACATCGGTTGCACTATATAAATCAGTAAAGTTATCTGCAACATAAGATATTAAAACTCTTTTAACTTGAGTTCGTTTATCTTCAGAACTTATCTTCTTACCATTTACATCAAGTAATCTCATTTTCATAGTATACTCACTATTCATTTGGTTTGTTATTATTTTAGCATTATTCAACCAAATTATAAAACAATGCTAAAACATCGGCGGAGGTAGTTTCTATATATACCACGTACACGAATTCTAGTTGCATTTTTGAAAAATGGGCCTTATATTGTATTTATGAAGATTCCAAAGAAAATGTTGTTCGATATGGTAATGTCTGGAAAACTCCAGAAATTAGATAGAAAAACAGATGAATGGATCGAATTTGATTTTGAGCCTGGGAACGAAGAGCATATACATGTAAAGAGTATGCATTATGCACAAGCTGAGATTGATTTTGTGTATGAGGCTTTAGAAATGAATGTTTGTGTTCTTAGGGAAATGAACTAGTAATACTTAAAGTATACTAACACATGTGTTAAGTATTACTTATAGTATACTAAGAAAAAATAAGGATGTCAAGTAAAAAATGATACCAAAGAAAAAAAAGAAACCTACAACAAAAGAACTGATGGGCATGTTAACTGGTGTAGCAATACAGTTAGAGCAGTTAAAAATGCAAGTTTACAACGGCGATAAGGCCCTAGATGAATATATGGACATGAAAGGTGACAAAGAAGACTTTGTAAAATTTTTAGAAAAAAAATATCCATTAGATGATAAAGATAACAAGAAGACTGAAAGTAAATAACTTTGAATCCACTGATTATGAAGTATATACCAAAGAAGAATTTCAAAAGATTGGTAAGAAATACAAACATTGGAACAAGTGTAACCCTGGTGATTGGGGAATTAGTGACGATGGTTATGTGGCTGAGTGTCTACAGCGTAACATTTATGGTACAAACGTTGAAATGGTGTTTCCATATGGTAGGCAATGGGTTAAAAAAACTGCTAAGTTAGAGTTTGAGCCTCATTATCATAGTAAAAACTATAGTAATGTGTCTACAAAGAGCTATGCAGAGCTAGAAGCAGGTAGAGGTAGGGCTGAATTAGCAATAGATGCATTTTTAGCCTATAAAATGGCAGGTGAAACACCAGATATGGATAAAATAGGTAGAATATACAGGCCTGATCAAAAAAATCCACAGGTTGCTGTAAGAAAACTACTAAAAACTAAAGAGGTTAAAAAAATTATGGCAGATAAGCTAAAAGAAATACTAGTAGAAAAAGATATAGATGAAGGATATGTATTAGATGTTATGAAAGATGCAGTAGATGTAGCTAAAGTAAAAGAAGATCCAGCTAATATGATACGTGCAGCTAAAGAATTATCTGTATTTTTAGATATGCAACCTAAGAATAAACAGGTTACAGAATCTATAGAGATGGATATGTCACATCAAATAGCTGATACATATGATAAACAGACTAAAAAGTTAAAAGCAACTCAAACGAGAATGTTAGATGAAGAAAACGATTAAATTAGAAGGTAAGAAAGATGATATGATACTGTTCCTTGCTGTACTTAAAGAAGTAGCAGAAGATTTTAAACTTACTGTAGTTATAAAAGATTGATGGATAAAAAGAAAATATTATTAGAGATGGAACAGGACATGCTTTTGTTCGGAAGAATGGTAATGCCTAATATGTTTAGTGAGAACTCACCAGGTTTTCATTATGATATAGTAAAAGAATTGGGTGCAGATGAAAAACAGATAAATATTATAGCACCACGTGGACATGCTAAGTCTTCTATAGTGGCTGGTGTATATCCTTTGTGGCATTTAATGATGGATAAAGGTACAAAAGTTATTGTATTGGTATCTAGAACACAATCGCATGCTACAAAGTTATTAGGTACAATAAAAGATGTATTAGATTATTCTCAAGAGTTTAGATATTTTTTTGGATACTGGGGACAGAACTCTGCTAGGAAGTGGACTAATACAGAAATAGAATTAAAAGATGGAAGTATTATTATATGCAAAGGTACAGGACAGCAAATTAGGGGAATTAAACATGGGAATCAAAGACCAACTTTACTTATACTGGATGATCCAGAAGACGAAGTCAATACAAAAACTGCAGAAGCAATGGAATATAATTTACGTTGGCTCCTGCAATCTGGTGTTCCATCACTTGACCCGCTACGTGGTAGAATTTGTGTCATTGGGACTCCGCAGCATGAACGGTGTATGGTGGAGACATTAAAAGACATGAAAGGTTGGAAGAATTTAATGTTTAGCCCTGACTTAGAATCTGGTACAGCATTATGGCCAGAAGTGTGGCCAATAGAAAAATTAAAAGAAAAGAAAGAAGAACTAGATAGTATTAACAGATTATCGGTATTTTATAGAGAATATTTGTGTCAAATCGTAGGAGATGAAGATAATTTATTCCGTGCCGAAGATATTAGCTACTATGATGGATATATCGACAGAGATGAACAGGGATTGTCGAATCTCGTACTGACGAACATAAATGGTGAGGAAGTAGAAGAGATTAGACCTGTAAACGTGTTTACTGGTGTCGATCCCGCATCTAGTACTAAGAAAGGAGCAGACTATAGTGTTATATTCAATATTGCTATTGATGGTGATAATAATCGTTGGGTACTCCCGTATTTCAGAAAGAGGGCGACTCCTTTAGATTTAGCAGATGCTATAATAAATAACTTCAAAGAGTATAGAAGTTCAAAAACTAGAATAGAATCTGTGGGGTATCAGGAGATGTTACGTCAATATATTAAAGAAAAAGCAGAAGAGATGGGTATGTTTATACCAGGATTAGAAATTAAAGAGAATCCTAGAACTAGAAAATCTTATAGATTGGAAAGTTTACAGCCCATCTTTGCTAATAAGAAAGTATTTATACAAAAAAGTATGCAGGCTTTAGTAGATGAGTTGACATTATACCCTAGAGGTAAACATGATGACTTATTAGATGGATTTTATTATGCTAATAAAAATTGTTATAAACCTGCTCACGAAGTAGAATCAGTATATGAAGAAGAGGATTATTTTATTCCTCAAAGAAAAAATTGGAAATTGATATAAATTACTTGACAAGCATTATAAAAAAAACTAAATTACAGATAAAACTCAATGGATAGTAAATACAACTTGGATATGAAAAAAATTCTTTCTGATCTACAGGTTAAAATACCGAAGGGCTATATAGAGGTTAAACGTGCCGAGAAACATACAAAAAAAGACAGCAGCAACAAGAAAACAAAACAAGACAGACAATAAAACTGTTTTTGGTTTTGATGATGGTAGAATTAGTGCATATACTATTCCTGAAGAAGTAGAGTTAACAAGAGAATTATTTACAGAATATAAGAGTTCAAGAGAACTTTGGGCACAAAAGTTTCAAGAGTCAATAGAATTTAGAGCAGGAGCTCAATGGACTAACGAAGAACAAGAAGTATTAGAGTCTCGTGGTCAAGCACCTATTGTAGTAAATCGTATTCACCCTATCGTAGAAACAGCTAAATCATTACTTACATATAATTCACCTCAGTTTAGAGCAACAGCTAGAGAGGATAGTGATGTAAAAACAGCAAAAGTATTTTCTGATTTATTTCAATATATATGGCAATCATCAGCAGGAGATGAAGAATTAAAAAAGATTATAGATGATTATTATGTAGGTGGTATGGGAGTAATGCAAGTATACCAAGATCCTCAAGCAGATTTAGGAAAAGGTGAGGTATGTTTAAAATCGATAAATCCATTAGATGTTTTTATAGATCCTAATGCAAAAGATGTATATGCTAGAGATGCTGCACATATTTTAGTATGTAAGTATATGACAGATGAATATGCTGAGTTGGTATATCCTGAATATATGGATGTTATAGAACAAGCAAATCCAGAGCCAGATAATGAAGATGATTATCCTGTTACTAATTTAGCTGCAACAGAAGGCCAAATGTTTTTTGGAGACGATGATACTCAAATGCATAATAAAAGAAAGTATACAGAAAGATATACTAGAACAATGATGTCATACTATAATGTATATGAACCGTTTTCACAAAGAGAGTTTTTATTTACAGATAAAGAATATAAAAAATATTCAGAAAAATCATATATAAAGATTAGAAAAATTACTGGTGAAGAAGTAGTTATATTTGAAGAAGAAGCTGTATCTAATCTTGTTGATGTTTTATTAGAGACAGGTGGAGTATTTCATTATAGAATACCAGAACCTCAGATGGATGAAATGGGTAATATGGTTCCTGTCCCTCCAATAAGAGTGAAAGGTGAAGAAGACGAAGATGCAATACCAGGAAGTACAACTGTTTTAATACCTGTAAGTATAGAAGAATTAGTTGGTATGGGAGATATTACTGCTAATGTAATAGAAAAACCTTGTATAGAAATGGTTGTTACCGTAGGAGATCATTTACTATATAAAAGAATGTTACCAACAGAAGATTATCCTATAATACCTCTTATGAACGTACATCATCGTAATCCATATCCAGAGTCTGATGTAAGATTGTATAGACCTTTACAGGAATATATTAATAAAATACGTTCATTAATTATAGCACATGCAAGTACAAGTACTAATGTTAAACTACTTATTCCAAGAGGTTCTGCTGATTTAAGACAGATCGAAGAAGAATGGAGTAAAGCAGGTACAAGTGTAATTGAATTTGATGCTGAACTGGGTGCACCGATTGTAGCTGGCCCAGTCCCACTACCAAACGAACTGTATAAGAATGAAGCTGATGCTAAATATGATTTAGAATATGGCTTTGGTATTTTTGAAATGATGCAGGGTAGTGGTAGAAGTGCACCATCTACTTATAGAGGTACGTTAGTTGTAGATGAGTTTGGCCAGCGTAGAATTAAATCTAGAAGAGATGATATAGAAAACTTTCTAAACCAATGTGCTAAGATTGCAATACCATTAATTCAACAATTATATACAGAAGAAAAAGTAATTAGATTGGTACAACCTAGCGGTTTAGAAAAAGAAGAACGTATTAATTTTTACAAACAAATGGAAGACGGTGCTGTTGTAAAATATCATGATATAGGTGTAGGAAAATATGATTTAGTTGTTGTATCTGGTTCTACATTACCTACAAACAGAATGGCATTATTAAATACATATATGCAAATGTTCCAAATGGGACTCATAGACCAAACAGAAGTATTAAAGAAAACAGAATTGGTAGATGTAGAGGGAGTAATGCAGAGAGCTGGACAAATGAATCAAATGGCAGCAGAGTTACAAGCATTACAACAAGAATTAAAGAAAGTCAAAGGAGACTTACAAACTGCTGAACGTGAAGAAGTACATGCTAAGAAACGTTTAGAAGTTGAAAAATTCAGCGGGGAGTTAGATAAAATATCTAATCGTGCTGATATGGCAGCCAGCTTATATAAAGCTAGGCTTAACGATGCAAAATCAAATCTGATAAACTCCGTTACACCTGACTTAGTTAATCAGTTGGAGGATGAAGACGACTTCAGTATTACTCCACTGATGGAAGCAGGAGATGGAGAGTTGGAGTAAGGAGATAAATAATGCAAGAAGAAAATACAATGAATAATGTGGATGAGCAACAGGTAGAAAGTCAGACTGCAACTGAACCTACCTCTCAAGAAGACATTTTCGCTCAAGTTTTTGGTCAACCAGAGACAGAACAGTTTGTTGCAAAAACTGATTCTGCACCAGAAATAGCTGAGCAAAGTCAACCTTCTGAAGTTCAAGAAACATCTAATTCACAGGATGATACTGACAGTTATAAATACTGGCAAAGTCAAGCAGATAAACGTGCAGCTGAAGTAGATTTACTGAAATCACAAGTTACAGAGCTTATGAAAGCTCAAACATCTACACCTGCAGAAGAGCCGAAAGAGGAGACACCTACATTAAGTAGACCTGTTAAACCTCGTAAGCCTGCTGATTATGATCATTCTGAAGCACTGGCTGATTCTGAAAGTGCGTCAGGTAAATATCTGGCAAAACAGGAACAGTATATGGATAACTTAGCTAATTATATGGAATCAATGGATCAACAACGTGAAGTTAAAATGCAACAAACTTTGCAAGAGCAACAGCAAGTTGTACGTAATCAGAAAGTAATATCTGATTTACAAACTAAATATAGCTATACGCCTGATCAAGCAAATGATTTTATACAGCAAATGAGTAAACCAGACTCTCTGTCTTTAGATAATTTAGTTAAACTTCATAAAATGAATACTGGACAAACACCTGCTCCTCAACAAGTTGAGCAAGTAACTCCAGAAGCACAAATGAAGCAGAATATAATGAATCAAAGACAAGAGAAGTTAAGTATACCTAAGCCAATAGGTGTGCAACCAGGTGCTAATGTGCAGTCATCAAAGAGTGTGGAAGATCAAATGATGGATTCTATGATTGGTAGATACAAGAAAAAGAATCCATTTGGAAATTAATTTAAGGAGAGATTAAGATGGCAAATGTATATAGCATGACACCAGGAGAAGCAATTCAGGGTACTTCCATCAATGTTGATAGACGAATCTTCAACTTTGGTGAAAGAGTAGCTGAGTTAGCTCCTCAACAATCACCTTTCTTCACTTATTTGTCAAACGTATCTAAAGTACCTACAGACGACCCTGTATTTAAATTTTTAGAACAAAGACATCAATATCAAAGACGTAACTTTGCAGTTCAAGCAGCTAAGGTTACATCAGCACATTCAGGTTCTGATGCTAACTGGAACTTTGCTTCTGGAGCAGCCTTTGATGTAGATTGTGGTTATGACAAATTTGGTAGAGAGGTAGCAGATCAACAACCTAACTTCTTACTAGAAGGTCAAATTCTATCTATTGAGTGTGAATATGACGCAGACGGTAGTGACGGTAGTGATGTTCCTGCAATCGCATATTATAAGATTACAGCAGCACCTGACTTAACTTCAGATGCAGCAGCTGCAAGATTAACTTTGCAGTTCTTATATTTAATGTACAAACCAAGTGGTTCAAATGGAGCTACAGCAACTAATGCTGGAACTATTTCCCCAGCATCAGCATCTAAATTACGTTTTGATGCAGACGCAGATGGACAAGTAATTGGTTCAGCTTTTGCTGAAGGTTCTACTGACCCAGAATCTTGGAGCGATGAGTTCTACAACAGAGAAGGATACTGTCAAATCTTTAAGACTTCAGTACCTCTATTCTCTGGTACAGCTTTAGCTACAAGATATCGTGGAGTAAACAATGAATACATGAGAGTATATCAAGAAAAACTTATGGAACATAAGATGGATCTTGAGCACGCTATGTTATTCGGTATTGGAATAGATGACTCAACAGCAACTGGTCCAGTACGTAGAACTCATGGTATTGTACCTTACACTGAACGTTTTGGTAAAGTGAAAACTTTCTCATATAGTTCAGCTTCATATGACACTTTTATTGACGCAATGGAAGATGTATTCTCACCAGAATCTGGAAACAGTGGAGAGAAACTTGTTCTATGTTCAAGAAAAGTTATGTCATACTTTAACAAACTTGGTGGTTCTTCATTCCTAGGTAACACTATGGCATTGAACTCACAAGTTGGTAGTGGAATGGATATTCAAAATATCGAGGGACAATTTGGTCACTTGGTTACTAGAATATCTACATTATATGGTAATTTAAACCTAGTAATGGAACCATTATTTAGAAACCAGTATGAAAATACTGCAATTATGATTGATCTAAACAACGTAGCTTATAGACCATTAGTTGGTAATGGAGTATCAAGAGATACACAAATTATTACTAATGTTCAAAACAGAGATGTTGACGGAAGAAAAGACATGATTCTTACAGAAGCAGGTCTTGAAATTCAACTTCCTGAAACACACACTGTGTTACAGTTTAGTTAATACATATGGGGGAGTTGAAATATACTCCCCCACAAAATTAGGAGAAACATGAGTTTTAAAACAGAGATAGAAGCAATAGTTGGTGATATAGATAGTCCTGATTATACATCAGAAGCTGCATTATATTTAGCAGAAGGTGTAAAGTTTATTACAAAAAGTCTAATGGTTATATCAGATATAGCTAATAGAATGACAAGTTCTACAACATTAAATAGTTCACCTACAACTATGAGCACTGCATCAGTATTGCAAATTGTAAGTGTTACTAGAAATGATGGTTCACGTAATAGAAAAGCTATTGAAATAAAACCAGAAGATGCTGGTGATTATACAGATGTTAATAGTATTTATTATACTAGTAAGTTGGACCCTAAGTATTATATAGAAAGCGGAACTTTAAATGTTATACCAACTCCTGCTAATGGACAAAGTGCTTTAGTAAAACATATTACTCCAGATACATCTGTTGCTTTAGGAGATACATCTATTAGCAATTTGCCAGATGAATTAGAAAGAGGTGTTATATTATATGCATCTAGAGAACTGTTAAGATATATTATGAACCAGATACGTAAACCTAATGTTTCATCTGGTACAGAATTAACAGCAGATATGGCAGCAGGTGCTATTGGTACAGATGCTGATAAAAGAGATTATGATAAGTATTTTGATATATCTATGGATTTTATAGCAGATGAAGATCCAGAATTAGCACAAACAATGATGCAACAAATCTCAACATATTTACAAAACTATCAGGTAGATTTACAAGCTGATACACAGCAATACTCATGGTATGAAAGTCAGTATGTTAAGGTAACGCAAGATTTATTATCATTTTTAAATCAATATATAGGCGTACAACAAACAGGAGAAGCAGATGAAATTACAGCAGATGATTGATCAAGTAAAAAAACATCATCCAGAACTTGGTACTAATGAAATAATTCATTTGTTAAATCAAGCATCAGATGAATTCTGTCAAAGAACCTTGATATTAGATGAAGCAACTCAGTTTAATACAGTTGCTGATCAAAGATTTTATGGATTGAAAGATTCAATATTAGAAGTTAAATCAGTAGATTTACAAGATGCTGATGGTAATGTAAAAGAAATTAAAAGATTATTAGGTAGACCAGAATATAGGGATATAACATAATGCCAAATTATAGTAGAGTATATACGAGAACTACAAAGCAGTATGTCTATTGGTTTGAACGTGATTCAATAGGTATTGCTTTATATGATCCACTAAGAAGTGAAAAAAATAGATTTACATCTGTTGATGCAGCATTTACTATTACATTGTTTTATCATAAGAAAGCAGATCATTTTAATACATTAGATAGTGGTAGCTCTGCAATGACAGAACAAAGTGAATTACCAGGTCAGTTTCATCAATATATAGTTGATAAAGCTATATCGCTTGGTTATGAAACTAAACCAGATATGATACAAATGGCACCATACTTTAATCAGAAGTTTGAAAAAGGTATTAAAGAAGGTAAAACATTTGCTAATAGAGGTAGAGTATCTGGTATGAGAAGTGTAAAACCAACTAATTATTAGGAGTAGTAATGCCACGTAAGCGTTCAAAGATGCCAGCAAGAAATAAGAAAAATTTTAGACCAACTAAAAAAGGTGCTGGTATGACTAAGGCTGGGGTAAAAGCTTATAGAAGATTAAACCCTGGTAGTAAGTTAAAGACAGCAGTTACTGGTAAAGTAAAAAAGGGAAGCAAGGCTGCAAAGAGACGTAAGTCATTTTGTGCTAGATCTTTAGGACAAATGAAGAAGTTTCCAAAAGCAGCAAGAAATCCAAATTCAAGACTAAGACAAGCACGTAGAAGATGGAAGTGCTAGGAGGATAAGATGCCACAAGGACCAGGTACATATGGAAGTAAGGTTGGAAGACCTAAGAAAAAAAAGAAAATGGTAGGTAAGAAAAAGCCTAAAGTTAGAAATCTTTTATATAAAGGTAAACCTAAAAAAGGACCAAAAAAAATTCAGAAACCAAAATTACCAAAACGTAGTCCTTCTAAAAAAGGACCAAAAAAAGCTAAGCCAGCAGGTTTAACAGCTAAACAAAAAACATTACCACCTGCTTTACAGAAAAAAATATTAGCAGCTAAAAAAAGAAAGAAGAAATAATATGGCTAAGAATCATCCTATAGATAAAGCTTTATATAGTAGAGTAAAGTCAGAAGCTAAAAGAAAGTTTAAGGTATATCCTTCTGCTTATGCTAATGCATGGCTTGTAAGAACATACAAGAAACGTGGTGGGAGATATAGAAAAGGTAAGTAATGGCAGAGACTGGTTTAAAGAAATGGTTTAAAGAAGACTGGGTAGACATTAGTTCTAAGAAAAAGAACGGTGGCTATAATAAATGTGGTCGTAAATCTGCAAGCAATAGTAAGCGTGGGTATCCTAAATGTGTACCTGCTGCTAAAGCTGCACGTATGACAAAGACACAAATAGAGTCTGCAGTTAGAAGAAAACGTGCTAAGAAACAAGGCGTTGGTGGTAAACCTACCAATGTAAAAACATTTGCATGAGAGGTTTAAGACCACAGGTAGCCAGACATACTAATGGCAAAAAGAAAACTAGACAAGGTAATAGTGTTAATACCAAGTTTGGAACTAAAGGTAGTAAGAAATATTACGTAAAAAAATATAGAGGTCAAGGTAGAAATGGCTAATACTTGGAAGAAAGGAAACTTTGGTTTAGCTGCATTAAGCGATATTAACAGATCGTTTGATGAGCTTGAACAACATTTTAATGATAACACAGATGGTAATTTTACAGACTTATCACTACCAGCTGATGTAACACTTAGTGATATAAGTGATCCTAGCAGTAGTATTTATACTGATATTACAAGAAGTGTATATACTTTTAGTAATGTAAGTGCAGTAGCTAATCCTACTTATAGTGATGTAGCAGATGTAAGTGAACCAACATATGACGATATAGGAGTGACAACATAATGGGCGGAAGTTTAACAGGACCAAATAAAATTAAAGATGCTTATAAAAAATTAGTGTTTTATGATAACAATAAATTAAAGATTGATAATGGTACTACAGATGTAGTCATTACAGAAGCAGATAACTTTAGTTCAGATATAGTAGCAGGAACTGGTATTGTTACAGCTGAATCTGGAGGACAAACAACAATTAGTGTAAAAGATGCAGACGTACTTCTGCAAAATGAGGATATAAATGGAGGGATATTCTAATGGCAAATAAAATACAGATTAAAAGAACATCTACCTATAATGCCACAGATGTATCTAGTTTAACATTAGGATATGGTGAGTTAGCATGGTCTAATGGTAATAATAAATTATACATTGGTAAATTAGGTAGTGACAATAGTACAGTATCTACTACAGAACTTAATGCTTTGATAGTAGGTTCGTACACAAGTGCATCATCAGCAGAACTAAATATTCTTGATGGAGCAACAGTAACAACAGCAGAGTTAAATATTCTAGATGGAGTTACTTCAACAGCAGCTGAGTTAAACATTTTAGATGGTGTAACAGCAACTGCTACAGAACTAAATAAAACAGATGGATTAACTGCAAGCACATCAGAATTAAACAAGTTAGATGGAGTTACTTCAACTACAGCTGAACTTAATTATGTTGATGTATCTTCAGTAGGTACCGCACAAGCAACTAAAGCAGTTGTGTTAGATAGTAATAAAGATATTACTGGAATTAGAAACATGACATTAGCTGGAAACTTAACTGTAAATGGTACTACTACAACAGTTAATTCAACTACAGTTTCTATAGGTGATAACTTCTTAGAACTTGGTGATGAGATTGAAGATGCAGGAACAGAAGCAAATGCTGTTGATGTTGGTATCTTTTTCCCAAGAGATAATGATACAGGTGGTAGTGATTTGTATTTATACGATGGCTTAGGTTATGACGGTTCAGCAGCTAAATGGTTTTTCTTTAAAGGATTACAAGATAAGCCAGGTGCAGCATCTAGTATTAATGTAAATGCATTAGCTAAATCACATACTATATGTGCAAATTTAGAAGGTATTAGTTCATCAGTACATAATACAATAGACCAATACGATATAGATTGCGGAACATTCTAGTAATTAATGGGTAATAAATTACAGATTAAAAGAGGTACTAACCTCTCTAATGCTGGAACACCAGCTGAAGGTGAATTAATTTTTGATTCTGGCAATAATGCATTATATGTCGGAGATGGTACTACTGCAGCTACTGGTTTAACAGCTATTGGTGGTAGTTCTACTATTAATAATTCAAATTGGTCTGGTACTGATTTAGCAGTAACTAATGGTGGTACTGGATCATCTAGTGCTAGTGGTGCAAGAAGTAATTTAGGATTAGGAACTGGAGCTGTTTTAAACACCGCTGCAGTTTCTAATGGTGCTACAACCTTAGCAACTGGCGACCAAATATACGATCACGTAACTAGTAGAATTAGTGGATTAACATCAAATACTGGTACAGTAGACACAAGTGGAACACCAGTAGATAATGACTTTGCTAAGTTTACTGATGCTAATACTATTGAGGGTAGAAGTATTGCAGAAGTTCGTACTGATTTAGGATTAGGTGAGTTAGCATTACTTGATGATATACCTACAAGTAGAGTAGTATCTGGTACATTTAGTACTGCAAGAATACCAAACTTAGCTACAAGTAAGATTACTAGTGGCACATTCGATATAGCAAGAATACCTACTACTGCAATTAGAAGTAATTATAGATTATCTACAGACGCTTCTAATGACGCAGATAGTGCTTCTACAAGCGGTATTTATAGAATAGATTCGGGTTATTCTAATTTACCTAGTATGAATTATGGTACTTTAGTTACGTTTAATAATTTATCTGATACTGGATTTCAAATAGCTGCCGATTATCATGCAGGCGGTGGTAGTTTACAATGGAGAGGAGGTAATAGTTCTACTTTTGGTGGTAGTGGTAGTAATACAAGTTGGTTTAAAATTTGGAATGAAGATAATGATGGAGCTAGTAGTGGTTTAGATGCAGACCTTTTAGACGGAAGTCACGGTAGTCATTATTTAGATGCTGGTAATTTAACAGGTTCAGTAAATATAGATAGGCTTCCAACTAAAGATGAAGACAATATGTCTTCTGATAGTGATAGTCATGTTCCTACACAACAAAGTGTTAAAGCGTATGTAGATTCTCAAAGTGGAGGAATATCAATGTCTGGTTCTACTAACAACGGTGTTCTGACAAGAAATACAGATAGTACAGCAACCGTAGAGCCTGGTTTAAGATTTAGTGGTTCTACTTTAGATTTACCCAATGCTGGAGATTGGAGCAATATACTAAATAACACTAATTCTGGTGGTTTAAGATTTGGTACTAAAGATTCTGGTGGAACATTAGCATATCAAATTGAATTATCTAATACTGGTAATTATGTTAAATTGAATGAAAATACTTCTGTTACTGGCTATAGTGCTGCATCAACACATTTTCGATTAAACTTTTCAGGTACTAGTAATTCTTTATTAAAAATAGTTAATAGTGGTTGGAGTAACGAAACTACTCATGATATTTTATTTAATTATTGGCAATCAAACATAGGAGATTATACTTATTTAAAATCTGCTGGTAATTCTACTTCTGGACATGGTATAGCTTTAGTAGGAGATACTGTATTTGCAGTAGGAGATACAACTGTTGCAACTGGAGCTGTAACTAATAGTGCTACTGCTCCATTTACAGATACTTGGTTTACTGTTAACGGAAGTGGTAATGGAGTATTTAAAGGTAGCGTTACTTCAGTCGGAGCAAGTACTACTACATTAAATGCAAGTTCTACTATTACTACTGGTTATGGTGTATCATTTGAAAATGGAAATACTAACTTTCTTCAATATAATAATACCACAGAAAATGTATTGTATATGAGAGATACTACTAATGGTTCTATGTTGCAGACTTGGGGAGTCAATACTGTAACTATGAATAAAAATACAAGTGTACAAGGAGATTTAAATGTTAGTGGTAATTCATATTTTCAATATGGATTAGTTGTTAATGACGGTGGACACAATGCAGACTTTAGAGTAGAAGGTGATACGCAAACAAATCTTTTAAAAGTAGATGCTTCGGCTGATAAAGTTGGTATAAATGAAGGTTCTCCAAGTTTTAAATTAGACGTTAATGGTGACCTTAGAGTAGTTGGTAGTGGTGACCACATGATTAGATTTACTAGAAGTGGTGCTGATGTAGTAAGTATAGAACAAGATAGTTCTCAATTATATTTTTACAATAGAACAACAAGTAAAGTAATGTTTTTAATGTCTGAAACTGGTAGTGCAAAATTAGGATATAACTCTAATCCTACTTTAGAACTTAGAAATACAGCTACAAGTGCAGGTAGTGGTTCCAGTTTAATATTTGGACATAGTCAAAGTGGTACTACGCAAGTAGCAAGAATAGAAAGTCATTTATTAGATGGAAGTGAATCTGGTAGAGCTGGTAATTTAGAATTTTGGACATCAAGAGCTGGTACTCCAGAAATAGGATATATACTTACAAATACTAATGATATATATTTATACGAAGCTGGAGATACTTCTGATTATTTAAGACTTTATGCTGATAGCAATAGAGCTCATTATGTAAATCCAATGGCTTATCATAGATTTATCC